GGCAGGGGTTCCCACAATGCACTCCAAGGCATTAGAACTCCAAGAAACTCTTATAGAGCAAATAAACACTTTGGAAAGGGATCCAAAATGCACTTGCTGTGGCCAAACTTTGCCAGAAGAGGCCAGAGAGAAGCATTTGGAGGAAAAAAGACAAAAATTGGTAACTTGTAAAAAATCTTTACAAGTTGGGGATAAAAAATTAAAAGAACTTGAAACTTTAAACAATGAATTAGAAATTTTAAATAAAAAAATACTAGACACCACAGTTCTTTGTGCACAAGCGGATATCCGTAAAAATAACATTAATGCCGAAATAAATTCACTAACTCAAAAAGTTGCTAAAATAAAGAAAACAACAAGTGAATCTGAAATCAATACCAAGATCGAAGAAGCGATTGCAGAAAAGGACAAGCATGCAAAGGCTTTGGAAAATGCCATCAATAAACAGATTCATCACGATGTTGTTTACGACATTCTCAAGGATGGTGGACTTAAGAGTCGTATTATCAAACATTATGTTCCCATCATCAATGGACTCGTCAACAAGTTCCTCGGAAAACTTAATCTCTATGTTGACTTCAACATCGATGAGGAATTCAAGGAAACAATCAAATCACGATACCGAGATGCATTCTCATATTCCTCTTTCTCTGAGGGTGAAAAACAGCGTATCGATTTGGCCATTCTCTTGACTTGGCGAGAGATTGCAAAGATGAAGAACAGCCTAAATTGCAATCTGCTGATCTTTGACGAGATTCTTGATTCTTCCCTGGATTCAACTGGAACTGAATCGTTCTTAAAGTTATTGAACAAAATGAAAAGCAAATGTTCTATATTCATCATTAGTCACAAGGCAGATGCATTGACGGACAAATTTGACCAACAGATGCAATTTGAAAAGAAGAACAACTTCTCAAGAATCAAGGCTCAAGTATAAATATTACTGAATGTTCAAGGGAAACTTTCAATTAAAAAATTCTGCAGGAAAGCCCATTACATATGGTAATGGTGATGTAGTGATATATCAAGGAAAGATGTATCAATGTACAACTGAAACACAAAAAACACCTTTTCAAGCACCACTTAGTTGGAAATTTGCGGGTGTTACTGAAATGGTTCAATCTAGTGATCCACCGTTGAATCCAAAAGTTGGTCAAATGTGGGGATCTTCCGATGGAAAATTTTATGTTTGGTTTGAGGATCCAAATGGTTCTCAATGGATTGAAACTTGATTTGCAAAAAGTAGGAGTTATAATATCACCATGAATGAAGACAGTTTTGAGAAATTCACTAATCGCCGCAAGAACAAGAAGAACGGATTGAGCCGCAAGCAAGAGAAAAGGCAGAAGCGAGGCAATCGCCATGAAAGCAAGCAGCAAGTGAATGATATGATGTATCGTCGTGACGAAGAATAATCTACAAAAGGATCTATATGAGCACTGTGACAAAAATGCGTTTGAGCAAAGAAACATTTAACATTCTAAAAAACTTCTCCTCCATCAATTCAAACATTCTCATCAAACCTGGGAATGTGCTGAAGACTCGTTCGGCAGGAAGCAACATCTATGTCAAGGCCACCGTTCAGGAGGACTTTGACACCGAAATCGCCATCTGGGATCTCAACAAGTTCCTAGGTGTGGTCAGCATGTTCAACAATCCTGATCTTGAGTTCCATGACACGCATGTTGATATCTCCAACGGGCGTTCAAGCGTAAAGTATTATTATGCAGAAAAGTCTCTGTTGACCGTTCCTACCAAAGACATCAACATGCCTGAAGTTCTCTTCTCTTTCAATCTTGATGAGCAGGATCTGAGTGAAGTTATGAAGGCTGCAAGCATTCTTCAGGTCAGTGATCTGAAAATCGTTGCTGGTGACGGTCAGATTCGCTTGACTGTCGATGATTCTTCAAACAGCACATCCGACAGTTTTGAGATTGTGGTTGAGGAAAACTACAGTGGTCCCGACTATGAAGGAAACATCTCAATCAATGAGATCAAGTTTCTTCCCGGTTCCTACAAGGTAGAGATCACGGACACCGTGGTTTCTAGGTTCACACACAGTTCCCAAGATATTACTTATTACATCGCAATCAACAAGGGATAAATGTGACCGAAATCAACAACATGCTTTGGGTCGAAAAGTATCGACCCAAAACGCTATCTGATTGCATTCTTCCAATCGATCTTAAAAAAATCTTTGAGGGGGTGGCAAAAGAGGGTTCTGTTCCCAACATGCTTCTGTACGGAAAGGCAGGCACGGGCAAGACTACGGTTGCCCGTGCTTTGGCAAAGGATGTTGGTTCAGAGTATATTCTCATCAACTGCTCGGAAGAAAATGGGATTGATACTCTGAGGACCAAAATTCGTCAATATGCATCTACCGTATCCTTGAACGGCAATCATAAGATTGTTATTCTTGACGAGTTTGACTATGCAAATCCTCAGTCAATTCAGCCAGCACTGCGTGGAGCTATAGAGGAATTCCACAAGAACTGCCGATTTATACTGACTTGCAATTACAAGAATCGCGTCATTGAACCTTTGCATTCCAGATGCACGGGAATTGACTTCACGATTCCCAATGCAGAAAAAGCACAGATTGCATCTGCTATGCTTGGTCGTGTGGAACACATTCTTATAACGGAAAAGGTTCCATATGAAAAAGCAGTCTTGGTCAACCTTGTCAAGAAGCATTTTCCTGACATGCGAAGAATCATCAATGAACTCCAGAAGTATTCAAGTTCTGGAAAGATTGATGTTGGCATTCTTGCTCAAGGCAGTAGCGAATCGTATAAGGAACTCATTGGATTCATGAAGAACAAAGACTTTACTTCATGTAGAAAGTGGGTTGTGCAAAACTTGGATCTGAATACGACGGAGTTTTTTAAGCGTCTTTATACTGAATTATATACCGTCTTGAAGCCAAATTCCGTTCCACAGGCAATTTTGATTATTGCTGAATATCAATACAAGGCAGCATTTGCATCAGACCAAGAGATCAATACAATGGCATTGATCGTGCAGATCATGATGGATTGTGAGTTTAATTAATGGAATTAAAAGACTTTCTCAATAGCATAAATCACGACAAGAAAGCCCTGCTGGACAAGGACGAAAAGGATGTTCGTCTTTATCCAGCCTTTGTCGTCAATAAATGCTTGTCATACTTTCCAGATACACTGTTTCATGCAAACGAGATGAATTGTCATCCTTGGCTTGACTCTAAATCTCAGTTTGATTTTTACAGACTGTCCGTAAGAAAGAAGAAGCGTTTCTCGCATTGGATACGCAAGGAGACAGAAGAAAATATTACAGTAATTAAAGAGGTTTTTGGATACAACGACATGAAATCCAGAGAAGTACTAAATATCCTTAGTACAGAAGATATCGACAATTTAAAAGCATATCTAAACAAAGGTGGAACTGGTAAGTAGGAGTGAAAGCAGTTATGTCAGATTTATCCGATAAAACATTCAATAATATTGGCGTTCATGTAAATTTATTTGATCCCGAAGATTTCATGGTTGTTCGTGAAACTTTATCAAGAATTGGTGTATCGCCAAAAGGCAAAAAAGTATTATACCAATCATGTCATTTGATTCACAAGAATGAATGCTACATCGTAGCACATTTCAAGGAATTATTTGCTTTGGATGGTCTTCCTTCAAATGTTTCTGAGGAAGACATTAAACGCAGAAATGCGATAATTAAATTACTTGAGGAATGGGAACTCCTTGAAATTGTTGACAAGGAAAAGGTTAAGGATTCCATGCCTCTCTCTGGTTTGAAGATAATTAAATATACCGAGAAGGACAATTGGGAATTGATTCCCAAGTTCAATCCCGGATCTCTTCGTAAGTTTTTCAATACATAAGGATGAATATGCACAAGTTAACTTTGAGTATGATCGTAAAGAACGAAGCCCCAAACATTGAGCGTTGCTTGGCTTCATGCGCACCTTTCATTGATTATTATGTAATCTGTGATACCGGATCAACCGACAACACAAAGGAAATCATCAAAAAGTTTTTTGATGAAAAGGGAATTCCGGGTGAGATTCACGACCACGAATGGTCTGATTTCGGAACCAATCGCTCAAAGGCTCTTGAACTCTGCATGGGCAAGACCAAATGGGCTATGATGATTGATGCAGATGACTTTATCACAGGAACTCTTCCTGTTGATAAGTTTGATGACAACCTTGACGGTTATGTTGTCCAAATCAAGCGCGGAGAATTCAAATGGCTCCGTGCCCAAATCTTCAACTTGGGC